AGCTAGACCAGCAAAGAACTCCCTGAGAGGTGCGCCTTCCTGTACCATAGCTTTGAAGCGGTCAATCAGACCCAGACCAACCCTCTTGATGTCCATTGCCTTCAGATAGAAGGCTGCCAGCTTCTTGGTAACTTTGGGAAACTTGTCATGCAATAAATCAAGCGCACCAATGAAGTCACCAGATTCCTTGAACCAGTCCCATGCTTTTTTAAGCTGGTCGCTTGTGTCTGTCCAACTATCATAAGCTAGAGAAAGCTTCTCAATCCAAGGGATAAGTTTTGGTATTAAATCCAGTCCTGTCTTCTGTAATTGCACCGAGACTTTATTCTTGAGAATCTGGAAAGTTTGGTCGAACGACTTGTTCATCTCCTCGAATGCGGTCTGGGTTGCCCCACCAGCTTCTCCCATTGCAGCGAGGTCTGCTCGAGCTACATCAGCATTTTTTCCAGTCAGTCCGAGGACTGCACTGAAACCTTCCACACGTCCCATCGCTTTGACGAGTGCCGTCTCTGAACCCCCCGTTACCTCAGAGAGTTTCTCCAAGGTGCCTTGGAAACCGAAGGTCTCCAGTGCTGCCTTGCCAGACTCTACTCCCATCTTGGCGAACAGTTTCTCCATTTCTGATGTTGGTTTGGTCAGGGCTTGCAAGGCTGCTCTGATTTGTGTCATTGCTACTGAAGTAGGGACACCGCTCTTGGTGAGTGTTGCAGTTGCGCCAGCCACATCCTCGAAGCCCAGCCCGAGAGCAGCAGCTATCGGTGCAGCTTGGAACATATTATCAGACAACTCAGCCATAGTGGTCTTGCCAAGTTTGACAGTGGTGAACATTAAATCAGCCACCGCCTCGGCATCAGATGCCTCCAGACCAAAGGCGTTAATAACTGTGGTCAATCCATCAATGGCAGTCTCGACTTCGGTTACGCCACCGATGGCTGCCTTTGATGCGATTGTCATGAAGTCTAGGGCGTTGTCTGCTGGTATACCTGCGGAGATTGCTTGGTATAGACCTCCTGTGAGTTGGGTGGTAGCGACACCGGTCTGCTTGGACAGTTCAAGCATCTGGTCAGTGAGACCTTTGAACTCCTTGTCACCGAGGTTGACAAGAGTGTTGACCTCTCGCATCCCCTTCTCGAACTTTGCTGCTGCAAAAACCGTAGCACCCGTAGCTGCACCAACAGCAGCCATAGCAACAGCGGCGAGTTTAAGACCTTTCTTTGCAAATTTGGCAGCCTTTCCAAGACGCTGAAATGCCTTGCGAACCTTGCCTATCTTCTTCGAGGCTTTGTCATCAGCATTGATGACTATTTGTAATTCAGATTTTGCAGCCAATTATTTATGCCCCTCTTGTTTTAGCAGCCATAACTTCCTGCTCCGCACTCATACATAATAGATGAGCCATGATGTCAGTCAGCGATTCGCGCCTCAGCATCGAAGGGGTGCAATGATAAACATCCCGACAGAGTAGAAGTTCAAGATATGCAAACGGGGGAGCATCTCCTACCCAGAGATGTCTAGTGACCCGACCCCTTAGCGTTCCGAGCCACCCACTCCCCCCGTTCAGTTTTTTTCCTGTCCTTCCTCAGACTCAGAGTCGGTTCCCATGACACCAGCCATTGCAGCAGTCAGAGATTCTACAACCTCTGACATTTGCGTGAGTGGCAGGTCACGTACACCGCCCTGAACTACTCTGTCAAGAAACCCGACCATATCGGATGCCTTGAAGTTGCCATTCTCCGCACCTTCAGAGAGTGACTCTAATACTTCAAGGTCGCCGAAGGTCAGGGTTCCCATGTCGATAACTATCTTACTCGGCGTTTTGACGGGGGCTGTCTTCTTCGCCATGATATTACGCTACCGTACTCGCGTCAATATACGGAACTTTGCAAGTAAATTCCATGAGCATCGGGTCTGCACTCGCTGCATCTCCGAAGCCGTACATAGGAGTTGTTACAACGCCTACTCCACGGCTGGCATATATTGCCTCACCACTGTCACCGCCCTTGGGCGACCATCGGATATAGAAGGATGTCGATGATTCATAAGCATCCCTGACGATTTGCTCAGGGTCAGTCGCTCCCGTATCAGCAGTCCAGAGGATATTACTGGTGATGTCCAGCGATGCCCTGCGTCCTGAAAGTACGATAGGTGTGTCAGTGCCAGCAGTGAAGGTATCTGATACCTCACGCTCGCCGCCACTGACTTCCACTTTGTTAGCCACTCCAGAGATGTCAGTAAAAGACGAGTTGTCAATACTGATTTCAATCTTGGCATCCTTGAAGGTAGTTGCTGATGTTGTTTGTGCCATAATATTTAGCCTCCGCTATTATACTCAAAACCCTCATGGGATTCTGGTTCTGGCTCGACCTCTGGCTCAGGTTCAAGCACTGGTTCGTCTACTGCCTTGCTTCCATCAGGCGATTCAAGGACACCACGTTCAACCAGTGGATTGCCTCTCTCCACAGACAAACTGATGGTCTCGCCTGCTTGATAATACTTATCTTTCTTACTGTCCCACACTCGACTTAATACCTTATATTTCTGCATATTATCCGCTCCCTGTTACTGTTGCTACTACTGCCCAGTAGCTCGTCTCTCCGATTAACTCGTTCACCAGTGTTGATGTCCAACCCAGCGAACTCTTGGAGATGTCTGCCGAGCGTAGCGCAGTTGCTACACTGTCTATCATAGTTAATGCACTGTCCCAATTCCCTGAGTTCGTTCCTAACTCCAGAGCCTCGACCAGAACCACAAGCTCCACGGTATAGGTAGTCCATCCACCTGATGCCTGTACCGTAATGGTTCCACCTGCTCCACCTTCACTCGCCGAGACAAGTCTCGGGAAACTGGCAGGGAGGTCTGCACTGTTAACTCTCTCCGGTGGATGGTCATATTGTCGTGACACTCCACTGACGGATAGCCCTGCAAGATTATCGCAGAACTCAACACAGGTAGTATTTGCCATGCTACCAGTAAATTGCAGACCTGCGTCTATATCCGCTCAACATCTGGCGCACGTCATTGGGTATTTCAGATGGCATAAGTACCATCCCTGTATCCAGTACCAGAGGCTTGTCCACGTCAGACGAACTGCTTCGCTGTCTGAACATGAAGGATGCCAATCGGTACAAAGCCTGTTGTATGTTCTCAGGAGCCGTCTTGCTGTAGCCCCACCACGCATATACCTGAATAGCATCAATATCGTCACCGTTGCTCTTACCAGTCCACGCCTTCGAGCTGCTTGGTAGCAAGTCAATAGCATAGTACGGGGTAAGCCTCCGAGGTTGATAGGCGATTTCACTGGAGACATCTACAGCAACTCCGTCTCCATTTGTAATCGCTAAGTCATCGGTACTCGCCAAGTCCTCATCACCTAGCCAGAGGGTTATACCATCAACATCAACAACCGCATCGAAGTATTTCGATGAGGCAGCCGATGGTGCGAAATCTCTATCACAGTAGTTGTTAATCACACTCTGGGCATTGTCGAGCAATACTCCAAGCAGCGTGTCAAGTGAACTGCTAGTGATGTCGAGATAGGTCTTGAGTTCCGCAGTCGTTATGTACGCCACGCTTTACTCCTTTGCTGATGGTTGCACCTTTGCTGATGATAGCTTATTCTTTACGTTGCGCTTCACGGAAGAGACATGACCAGCCTTGGTTAAGTCCTTCGCCAGCCCTTTCGGAACTTCCAAGACCTTGCCTTTCATACCGCCATACCGTCTCTGTTCCCAGACAGCTACGAAGTCCGTGTTACACATTACTTTAACTTTATCTTCCATATCATCTCCTTGCCAGATTGACAACTTCCGGTACTAGGAGGGGGAGTGGTTGCTCCCCCTCCATCTACTGCTGATTTATTTAGGATGCTGCCATCTGTAAGATACTGATGGATTCTGACTGGACGAGACTACCACCTACCCGAAATGAGGCTAAAAGCCCAATCTGCGAGTTCCCAGCATAAAGTTCATTTAGCCTGCGGACGCGAAAGTCTTTCCTCTCGATAATATAGTAATAGCTAAAATCACCGAAAGCTATAGCCTTCCTAGCTGCAGCGATGTCCCCTACCTCAATACTGGTGTAGGCAGGTTTACCCATCAGAATATCCGTAGAGGTGTTGCCACCTTCAGGGATATAGTTATGAGGTATGTTCCCACCGTACTCACCCATGGCGAACGAGAATGGATTGCCTGTCAAAGCGCGGATGGCTCCCTCAGTCGAGGGGTCCATTACCCAGACACCGTTCTCACGGTATTGCTTGGCATCATAGTAAAGTTCAACGACCTCGGCTGCCGTTATAGCACTAGCACTTGCAGTGGTAACGGTAACAGTGGCTCCGGTGATTGCACCTGAAGGTTGACTCGAACCTGTACCAGTCAAGAAGTACTGGTTCTCTGCTTTAGCTGCAGCCTGCCCAAACCACTGCTCGAGGAAGGGCAATAATCTTCCCTCGTTGTCCTCAGCTAATTCTTCAGAAATCTTCACGAGCCGATTGAACATGTAACTCGTTATAGCCGTCTGTCCAAAGCTGGGGTCTGTAGCATCTACGGACCCTCCCTCACTAACAATACTGAAGGCTGCAGTTGAGCCGGCATCGGTGGGAACATTGAGGACTTTAAGTCCTGTCGGCATCACCGTTGCACCAGCCAGTCTTACAACTGACTTCTCTGCTTTGATAGCTGCAACCCTGTCAGCGACAGGAGTCGGAACTAGGTACCCTCCAGCGCTGTCCGTACCTTCACTTAGAGCTTTTGTTCCGTATTCAGATGCTTCACGATAGGCTTTGCCATCACCAGTACGGCAGTAATGTTCAAATGCCTTTATATGGTCATCAGAGAAACCCAAACTAGTGACCTTTTTGGCGTTCACATCATGGACTGTTCCTGCTTCTGGAGCAGGAGCCTTCTCCGCTTTGAACGATTCGATAGCTGCATTAGCAGCCTGTTGTGCTGCCTTGGCAGCGATTGCACTGACATCATCAGCCGAGAGAGCAACCGTTGGCTCTGGAGCCTCGGTTGGGGTTTCCTCGATGATAGTATCGTCAGCGACTTTGATTTCGTCAGACATTGTTCTTGTCTCCTGAGATAATAGATTTGTCTCTGATTTATTTGCTTCACTAATCGAGTCAACTTTCGGGACTTGTGGAACACCTTGTCTCTCGACCTCTGGTTCCACCTCCATCTCAATCGTCAACGGTGAATTTGAAACTACAAGTGATTTGAGTGATACCACTCCGGTCTGCCTCGGCTCCGCTGGATTGGGAGTAATGGAAGCATCCAGACCTAATAACCAAGTCTTGATATGCTTCGCTCCACCAGCGTCCTCCCGAGCTACCAGATGGGGAGCAGTACCTGATGACCAGCCCATCTTCTGCTGCTTCACTAGGTCATAGATTGCCTTCTCCCATCCATCACGCAGGTTGAGTTGCGCGGTAATCCAAATGCCAACCTCATCGGTCTTGAGTTCGCCCTTTCCAATAACCCTCTGACCGAGAGTCTCGTCTAATCCATGATGATAGAACACAGGTGTAGATGTATGGTTGCCGAAATCGGTCTCGACATCGAAATAATCGCCCTCCAAATCGGGTTGGTCTGCCGAACCGAAGCGCACCAGATAACCACCGACCTTTCCATCGCCCAACGCCTTGACCTCTGTACCAAAAGTGACAAGCAAATCATCTGTATGGTCAGGCTGCTGATGTATTTCTGTTTCCTTATGTTCGTCCATGGTCTTGTTCTCCATCTTCTCAAAGTATGTATCTAGTACAGACCGCCCACGTTCCTTCTCATCATCTGTGATGTCGGTCTGTGGTAGCCTGCTGGCTGCTGCTCTGAGAGCAGCGTCTATTGCAAACAATTCGCCATCTATGTAATCGGCGAACGGTAATTTGTATGATGCCCTGATGTCAGGGTTGGCAGCGTCATAAATCAGGAAAGCAAGTTTCGCCTTCTTAGCATCTGGTTCACCATCGTC